AGACGGTATTGTTCTTTGAGGAAATTACGCGCATAATTGGTGGTGGAGTCGCCACGACTCATTGCTCCTGTTGCCCTAAAGGCATAGGCAATTCGTGCGACCCACTCATCGTCATCAAACAACTCCTCATTTTGGTTGGGGACATAATCACCCACGACCATACGGGGCCGAAGAACAGCTCCGCAAAACTTACTCAAGGGTAACGAATACCCGGTCTTTGAGTAGAGTTGCAGAGTTGGATCGTGCACAAACTGGGCCGCCACTTTTCTTTGTTCCTTTGACAGCTTTTCAAGCCATCCAAAAGGTGCAAAAGAAGGGTCCAACCCAAATCCGCCCAAATGTGGGGGAAGGTACCAACATGGTCGAAAGTATCGGCCAAATAATTGGTTGTCAAAACGTTGCAAAGCCATTGGCACACAACACGATGACCAGGGTACCAACCGCACTAATCTGCTAAGATCTCTTGCTACTAGAAGGGGAGTCGAATCCGACTCACCACCCTTCAGGCAACGACCAGTGATGATCTTTTGGCTCAGGTATCCAACCCTGACCATAGATTCAACTCCACCGATCAACTTTCTGATGTATGTTTGAGAATTCATCATACAAAAGTTTTCAGAAAGATAATGTTTGCCGACCGAGATTTTAAATCCCGCATCACGGCAGCAAGGTAGAAAGTACTCATCGTGAAACGATTTGCTACACTTAAAAAGCATGTCGTCACCGTTGACCAATACATTTCTACACATGACCTTACCAATCTTCTTCCTGGTGTCAAACTCACGAGAACACTTGGAATCAAGAACCCACCTATCAATAGCTGTCCAATAAACCGAAAGGTTAATTAGACATAGCATTGGGAATGACAAGGGGTGACCCATCAATTGTCCTTCTCGAACTATCACAGACGACCCGTCTGGGTAGTGAGCTACTCCTGGAAGCAACGAAGCATATCCGAGATAAAAATAGGGAGAATCACGTAAGCCATGAAAAGCTTTCAGTGAAGCATCCTTCTTCAACAAATCGGTTGCCGCTTCGTAATCTACCGAACACCACAAATCACATGATACTGCATCTCGATCAATTTCATTGATACGATTTGTCAAATCATCGGAACGCATTGTGGACGCAAAACATTCCTTCCACTTGCTCAACATGAAACCTTGTAAAGGTTGTAGAGCAGAGTAAAGGAACCCATCCCCCTTGGAGATGATGCGAAACTTACCAGGTTCTGGTATAGCGACCACATCTACCTGATTTACCTGAGAAGCTCCCGTCTCGAAGTTTAGACAATCACGTTTAACTTCTTCGACGGCCTTCAGATAATTCGAAGACCTCCACTCAGAGATCTTCATGTTCAACGCGCGTAGAGTCCCCAAAGGGGATTGCTTCGCAGATGGCATGCGGAATTTGCCAAATAAGCCGAGCGCCCCTCCATTACGGAGAGATACTTGTCGGCAGGCAGATCCGGAAGGCATGAATTTGTTGTATTTCTCCCAGATAGAACATTCTGGACGAGAAACTACAACATTTGCCTTAGTTGAAAAGAGCCAATCGGACACCTCGAGAATCTTCATTGAAAGATCCTCAGGGCAATGTGACTGTAAATCAGTCAAACGTTGCTTGTGTGTTTCTAGGGCCTTATTCTTTTTCAAATCAGATAGGGCGGGCCAATTTTGTTTGGCACCTTTCTGAAGAGAATAGATAAAAGCTAGATCATGATGGGCAATTGCTCGTCTGACGAAACTCTTCAACCATCCCGAAAACAGAGGAGTGGTATTCCAACTTTCCCGGACCGGAGGGTCCGAGAGAGAGGATACGCAGCGGAACAAACAGAGATCAAGCCAATATTTACAATAGGCTTGTTCTCTGGAATCAGGAGTCACGTTTTCATGAATCCGACGCGAAGTTTTTCGCATTGATTTCTTGAAACGATCCAGCTCTTTTGGAGCGAACCACTCTTTTCTTAATGAGTGGCGAGATACAAAGGGCAGAATCAGTGATTCTACGATTTGTCTTGTCGAAGCTTGCGCCTCGAAATCCTTGAAACAATAATCAAGGATGGACGACACGAGTTTGGCAGGGTTCCGTTGCCGGATGTGTCCTTCTCCAAACCGCATATCAGCGGTGAGAAGAGACACTTTTGCCTCTATACCCGTATCAGCAACAACTGTATTGCCAACAGGCTTGCAGGATCGAGTCAGTTTTGACTTGAGCTGATGTACTATCCCAGTCGAGGAGAGTACGACACTTCGTG